TCCTCAAGCTCGGCGCGCAGCTGCGGCTCGGTCTCGTCAAAGACCTTTTCCACCTCGGAATTCAGATGCTCGCGCAGCTGCGGCAACTGCTCGACGAGTTGCTTAAGTTCGCTGCGCTGAATGATCGCAAGTTCGATCAGCCGGTCGATCTGGGTCTGGGTGTCCATGTTCAAGATTTCTTTTGAAGTTTGCCTTCGTGCTGCCTCATGCAGACCGCGGTGCGTTGCTCCGCGTCCGGAAACTCGGCCGTTGCGACCGGATCAGCCATGCAACGCGCCATGAAGTCGTCGTGCGTCTCGCCGGCGTTCGGCGTCGGTAGATCGAACTTCTTCGCCTCGAATAGTTGCGCGGCAGTTTTCCCGAGCACGAACGGCGCAACGTGCGCGGCGCTGCGCTTGTCGAGTTCCTTGCGGTATTGCTCGACGGCGGTCAGCCAGTCGTTCGCATTCGCGGGCGGCTGCTTGATCGCAAGCTGGATCTCGGTCGCGGCGCTGAACTGCACCTTTTCCCGCTGCTCGGCGCTGTTCTCGGTGCGCTGTTTGTTGAGCCGCTCGACGATGGCGTTTGCCCACGTTTGGCCGGCGTCACCACCCCAGCCGTTCCAAGCCTGCCAGCCCTTGCCTTGCTCGTCCCACGTCGAGCCTTGCTTGTCGATCTCGTGGCGGTCGAAGTACGCCTTCATCCGGCGCACGGTATCGGCTGACAACGGCTTCTTGTTCTGGATGTCGCGGGCGCGAGCGAGACCGACCGCGGTCATTCCACGCTGCGACGGCGGCTTCGATGCGCGGACCTCGAGCGCCCGGCGAGCGTTCGCCGCCATCCGGTCGTTCGGCACATATGAGTCCTCCGCGAAGTTCACCGTGATCAGATCGGCAGAGGCGTTGACCTGCTCGACCGGAGCGTCGGGCGTTGCGCCTTCGCTCGTGTTCGCCGGCGCATTGTCCACGGTTCCCTTGCCGGTCGTCGCGTTGACCGCGTCAACCGATTGCTGCGTGACCTCGGTTCCGAGCGCAGCGGCCATCGCGGGATTCGCCGGCAACTGCTGGGTCGTCATGCGGATGGCGGTCTCCGGGATCTCGTACTTCTGCGCCAACTCCTTGACGTAGGCCGCTTCCATCGCGATCTGCTCGAGACGGCCGAAAGCGTCGGTGCCTTGCTCGGCGGCGATCTCTTGCAGCGACTTCGCGCCCTGCCGGTTCTCGTTCATGTTCGCCGCCGACTCGCGACCGACGTCGATGGTAATCTTCGGCGGGAAGCGCCATTCGCCGCGGGTCGCACGGCGCAAAGCCTGCACCATTGACTCGCCGGCTTGCAGCGGCGGTGGCGGGATCTGCTCGCGGGCGATTGCGTCGAGGATGACCGCGTTCTTGATCGGATCGAGCACCTTGTCCACGAGCACGCCTTGATGGCGCGTAAAGACGCGGTCAGCCGCGGCGAACTCGGCGCGCACGCTCGGACCCTTGAAGTCTTGAGTCCCGAACAAGACGCCTTGCGGGATGCCGATGCCGATGGCGATCTCGTGCATCAAGTGCTGCACGAAGCCAGCGAACGCCTGCGACGGGCGCGAAGGCATCACCTCGATGCGGTCCGCGGTTCCGAAGTAGCGGATCATGCCGACTTCGGAGAGTTCGTTCTTCTGATTCTGCCCGCTCGGCAACTGGATCGACGGATTCGGCGTGAAGAGGTTCCGCGGATTCGCCGCGCTCTTGTCGGAGAATACAAGCGCCGCCTGCTGCGACGCGAAGCGGACGCCGGTCTTCTCGGCCTCGAGAATGCCGTAAAGCATCCGCGCCGACCGAGCGCACGCGTGGAAGTCGGAGACGCCGCGGAACTGATCCGAGCGGAACGGGTCGAAGTAATGGCAGAAGTTCGCCGCCGGAACGTCCTCCGGGTCGAAGTACACTCCGTCACGCGTGACGCGGAAAACGCGATACGCGACCGGACGCCCGAACTCGTCCACGATCACGCCTTGATAATAGTTCGTCGGCTCGGCGGTCAGCGCGTTCGGATTGCCGATGCGCGTTGCCGGCACGATCTGGATCTTCAGTTCGTCATCGAGGCGGCGCAGGATGAAGCCGAAATCGCCGTCAACCGGGCGCTCCTCGCAGCCGATCTGCACGAGCTTGCGGAACGAGTGCCGGCCGGTGACGTCGGCACGTTTGCACCAATCGTGGAAAAACTCGTTGACGATGTTGTTGTACGTCCGGTCCCCGGTCATCGCCGAGAACTCCTGCGGCGTGCAATAGAGTGAGAACTTGCGCGTGATCTCGCGAGCCTGCGGGAAATTCTCCACGAGGTCGCGTGCCTCCCAAAGCATTACGATTCTGTCCCGCGTCGTCTGCGTGCTTTCACTAGGTTGTCCCCATTGTTTCGGCGCGTAGATACGGTCGGTCATCGCCGCGTTGTACGCGAAGAGTTCCCGCTGGATTCTAGCCTCAAGGCGCTTCAGCGCATAACTTGGAGCGACCGTCTCGAGCGCACGCTCGAACCAAGGGCGATTCTGGATGACCTTCTGAAAGTTGAAAGGAGGCACGTCCATAATCAGTTCCCGTTAAAAGATACAAAAGTGACCGTGTCAGTATCGCCGTTCGCGTCGTCGATAGCCGCTTGAATCTGCCCGAGCATCTCGTTGAGCCGGCCGAGGTCAGCGCGGGTCACGCTCTTCCCGTTGAGCGAGTAGCTCGTATTGAGCAGGCACGCCCGGATCGCCGCAATCGTCTCCGTCTTGAGCGTCGCGAGCGTTGCGCTGTCGATCCCCAGAAATGGGTTGTCCATCGCCATGCCCTAGCGCACGGCGTAAAAATCTTACACCGTGTCCGATTTGGGCGTGTAGCGCAGGACGCCTGCTATGGTCGCGATGCAAAGCAGCATCGCGCTTGTATCAAGTCCGTGATTCGCAGCGTTGCTCTTCGTCTCGCGCCACTCCCAAACGCCCGGCCGGATCTCGACCTTGTGCTCACCCTTTAGGTGCTCAAGGTACAACGGATTGACGTCCTCGGGCAGTTCCCACTTGAGGTCGCCCTTGCCTTCGAGCGCGAGACTCAAGATGTCTTTAAACCAATCGCCGCTCCAGTTGTAGAAATAGACGTCGCCGCCGCGGTAGTCCGAAACTTGAGGATCGCTGAACGGATAGTTGACCATCTGCCCAGTCGCCTCGTCGCGCATTGTCCACGTCTTGCGGGCGAAGCCGCGCATCCCGCGCCAACCGAAGTCCATGCAGTCTTTGTCGACGTCGCTCGGCCGGTAGCCTCGGTCTTGCGCCACGCACGCATCCGGCACGCGGTAGCGGATCTGCAACTCGCGCAGCTGGTCGCGGGTGTCGATGCGGCCGAACCAGAGTTGCCGGTATCGCGGACCCTGCGCGGTTGAGAACGCTCCGACCTCGGCCCAGAAATGATCTTGCTGCCGGTCAATCGCGAGGAACCGGATGACCTCGTCCGGGATCGCGGAGCCGTCCGCGTAGGTCGCGACCGTAAAGCCCGACTTCGGCGCGAATACGTTGACCACCTTTTTCTCTACGATCCACGGCCGCGCCTCGCGCTTCGTTCTGAACTCGATTGTCGGGTTCTCGTCACCGGCTCGAATCAGCGTGTTGCACGCGTTGACCCACTCTTCGGCGAGGAGTCGCATCGGACGCGAGACAATCGCCTCGACGCGGAAAGAGCGGACGTCGGCCGGCGCGGAGGCATTCGTTGCGACATAGCGCCCGGTGCGTTTCCACGCGTTGCGCGTCGCGTCCGAGTCCTCGGACTCGTGCCGGCAAAGCGGACAGCGGAAGCGGACCGTTTCGACGACGCGAGCGACGTCCCACGTCTCGTCATCCCGCCGCGCTTTCGCGTCCCAGACGACGCCGCCGGCGATCTGTGCTTTGTCTCCGCGGATCGCGAACGCGACCGGGTGAACGCCTTTGCACGCCGGGCATTCGACTGACCACTCGGCCGCGTGTCCCGAGCGGAAGCTCGTGTCTTCGACGTTGCCCGTCTCCGCGTCCATGATCGGCGCTTGGCTCACGTTGTAGACTTTCGACCTCCCGACCTCCTCGAACTTCGAGACGCGGGCGACAGCATGACCGTACACCTCCTGCCACCGCGGAAGCCAGATCTCGTCGTTGACCTTGTAGCGGATGGATTGCGATTGCTGCGTTGAAAGGTTCGCCGGGTTGAGCGTCAGGAAAAAGCCGCCGAAGTAAGTCTCCGTCGTTGTCCGCTGCGGCCCCGGCCGCGGCAGCATCAAGGAGACCGGCTTGCACCGCTCGAGGATCGGATTGAGCCGAGACTTCGCGTGCCGCTCGACCATGTCCTCGGTCTGCATGGTCCACGAGATCGGTCCGGGATCGTTGACGATGACCCACGGAATCCAGACGTCAGCGACGAGTGTTCCGCCGACTTGGACCGCTTTCCTGAAGTGAACGCGGCGCACGAGCGGATCTTGCAGCGCGTCGAAGATCGGCAGCAGCCACGGCGTGAGCTTCGCGTTGAACGGTCCCGGCGTCGCGTAGCTCTCCGGCAAAACGACATGCTTGCGCGCCCACTCGTAGATTGGCGAGCGGTCCGGCCGCGGAAGGCGCCACTTCTCGAGGATCTTCTGGACGTCGGTCATGCCGGCTGCGGCGCCGGCGCCTTCTTCGGCCGTCCTCCGCGCTTGCCGTTGGCCCTCGCAGCCGCGGCCTTCCGGTCCGACTTGACCCGACCGCCGAGGCGACCGAGCGCGACGGCGGCTGGATTTTTCGGTGCATCGCACTCAAAGCAAACCTGCCGGCCGTCCGGCAAGGTCTCGAAGGTGCAGTCGTGGGGTTTCATCAGGCGGCGCGAGCAGAGGTCACGGCATCGGCGGCGGCGAAGCACTCGGCGGCAAGGCGATCGATAGAAAAGAAGACCATGCTGCGGTGATAAAAACTGCGAACCTCAATCGGAGAGTAGCCCATCCGACAGTATCCAACAGAAATCTTGAAGGGGAAAGCCTCGCCATCGCGGCGGGTGATCTTGGTCGCGGTGATCGTCACCGTTAGGCGATCCGACTCGCGCTTGGCAAGGATCACGGGCAGACGATGTTTTGCGGAGGCGATCGCGGAATCCCAAAGGCTTTTGGTTAGGTAGTTGATTTCGTTGGTGGTCATTGTCGTTGTTGTTTTTTGGTTGGTTGTCGTTGTTGACGAGACAGACCAAAACCCAACCGCTCCGGTTCTGCAAGCACTTTTTTCAACTATTTTTCGGACAGTCCGAATCACTCGGCGTCCCTCTGCTCGGCGAGCGCCTCGGCTTGGAAGTTCGCGATGTTCCCCGCGACGACCTCGCGGATCTCCTCGAGGATCGCGCCGCCCTCGACGTTCGCCTCCGCGGCGGACTTTCCGGCGACCCGCGGACCGAGCTCAACCTCGAGCTTCAAGCGCAGCAGCAGGTCGAGCTTCTGCGCCAAGACGCCGAGCATTTCCTCGACGACTTCGCGGTCGATGACGTCGCCGGACTCGCGCCGGTTCTTGGCTCGCGCAAGCTCGATCTGCTCGCGCATGAGTTCGGCCTTGAGGTCGGCAAGCGTCTTCGTCGCCGTGTCACGGCCGATCAACTTCTCCGCGCAGAAGCGCCGCCACTCCTTGATGTTCTCCTTGCGGCCGTCCGGGTGTTTCTTCGGAGCTTCGTCGGGAAAGCGTTCGCGTGCCTCGTAGATCGTCCGCCGGCCGAGCCCGAGTTCCTTCGCAAGCGCGGTCGTGTCCTTGACCCATTCCTCGCCAGCCTGCTTCGTCTCGTACTCGTCGAGCGCCTTGCGCTCCGAGGCGGTCAGCGTCTTGCCGGCCTTGAGCCGCTTGACGATGTTTGCGAGGTTCGCCTTCGCGTAGACCTCGACGGGAGACGCGGAGTCTTCGCTCACAATTTCTTCGGCTCCTTGCCGGTCGCATCAGCCCAGCGTTGAATTGCGACGGCGACGTAAGCGGGATTGAGCTCGATTGCGCGGCACTTCCGGCCGGTTCGTTCGCAGGCGATGATGGTCGTTCCTGATCCAGAAAAAGGATCAAGCACAATACTCTTGGAAACATTGACGATGAGCTCCGCGATCAGCGAGACTGGCTTCGTCGTAGGGTGATAAAATCCAGATGCTGATTCGATCGCATGTTCAAATACCGCCGAAGGACGAACGCCTCCGACAAGTTTTGCTCCTCGATTGTATGCAAGCGCCACTTCAAACGTAGGAGAAAAAGATCCAGCAAGATCACCCATTGCCGCTGCCTTTTTCCAAATCAATAAATTGGTCAGGTCTCCCACCTTCCTTCCGACTGCGATCCATTCATCGAGTCTCTGCCACGCGCAGAAAAAGATAAACCATCCACTTGAAAACTTCGCGCACGGCTCAATCCATTCGTCCATCACAATGTCATCGTTCTTGAGGCGATCAAACTTCTGCTTCCGGTGATTCGATTGATAATCAATTCCGTATGGAGGATCGGTGATGACCGCATCGGCAACATCCGAGGCCATCAATTTCTTTACCTCTTCAATCTTGGTCGAATCTCCGCACGCGATCCGATGCTCTCCGAGTTGCCAGACCTGCCCAAGCTCCACGCCCCACTTC